GTTGTGACACCGTCTGGGTCGAGGAGCTCCAGATCGATGCCGGACGCCGAGACGTCGCCGTCGATGTCCGCGCTATCGAACGAGACGTTGACGTTTGGTGCTTCGGACGCACCAGTCGGCGCCTCGCCGCTGATCGTTGGGGCATTAGGCCCTTCCACGTACCCAATCAGAGTCAACTTACACGAGTTCGTTGACTCTGAATCATACCACTTTATCTTTCCATCACCGTCTGTCGGTATCTCAACAGTGCCATATTTACACGTCCCACTCAAATATACGCGAGCTGCTCCACATGCTTCATTTGTGCTTGCTGGTGCAACGACACTCATCCCGTTTGGCGCAAACGCCAAGTTTATGTCGTCAGCAGCACCACCAGTATTCTCAACGCGAATCCGCACAAACGAATATTTAGACCCAACTGTGCCACTCAGGTCTAAAACACTCCACGAGCTACCAGGAGATGCTCCGTTGTGAAGTACTGTAGCACCATCCTCAACCCAATCATCAGTGACAGATGCCAGCAGCTTTACATCAATATCATGATCTACGCCGCCCATTGCACACCTCTATAACTTTTTGGTCGTCATTTCTGTACAGCAGTCTCCGGTTCGTCTCACCGGACTGGTTATCCTGCTCATTCACAGATAGTCGATCGTGGTACTGATGTACAGCTATTGGCTTGTTACTATCAAACACCTTACATGTACCGACACCATGCCGGTTTAGCCTGTGCACAAGATCAACATCTTCATAACCGTACCCGACAAACCCCTCGTCAAACCCACCGACAGATTCTAATGCAGATTTATCACAAGCAACTGAGAATGCCCCAACCCAATCTAACACTAGGTGGGGAACTTTTAGAACGTCTTCAAATATGCTGTCTGATGCGTAGTCTAGCTGTGTATCATCCGGATGATGAACAACGGGGTATAGCGCACACCCGGACGGGGCACGTATGACTGTATCAATATAATCTCGACGCAGAATGACATCAGCATCAACAGTAATAACTCTGTCCCTAGAGCAGCAATAAATACCTAGATTCTTCATCAGTGATGCGCAGTACTTATCATCGATAAATCTACCTTCCACCACAATATCAGAAAGGTCAGCTACAACATCTGCAATAGGAGGTGTGCATACGGTAATTATCTCTATATTGTAGAAATTCCGTCTCACATGGCTAATCGACATGGCTGCTTTGTCGGCCCTGTCAGGAGTACAGTGGAATACGGCAGACAACATCAGCATGAACCTGGGGAATCGCAGACAAATCCCATTTTTATCTGCGAGTTTGCACTGTCGGACGCAACACTCACAGCATCCTTTAGCTTCCCCGAACTATTAGACCCACACTGATTTGCCCCTCTGTCAGCGTTGCAGAGGTAGTAAGTCCACGGCGTCGTGTTTGCGGCGCTTCCATCATCATCCGCCAAATCAATTGCTGCCATTCTCGGGTCGTCTGGGTAGTGATAGGTCCCGCCATAGTACCTATAGCCGAGGTCTATAACGACAGCAAGCTTATGCCAGCCCCCTCCTATTGGCGACCCTCCGCTGTCTTCGACATTGACAGTCCACGCCTCGCTGCAATCGCAGAACGTACAGTCGCATCCGAGTGTGTCTGTGAGTATTGAGTGGCCGTGAACGTCGCAATCTTTATACCCCAAAACAGATATCTCAACTGTTGGGTTTGCGGCGTATGCTGGTATAGTCAGATCAACAGAGCCATCTGATTTGGTCAACACCTCTATGAAAAACGTCTCCAAAGCAGCCGTGGGATACCAGCAGTTTGGGCCAACCTCCTCCCATCCAACGGGCTCCATATTGGCATTCGTTCCGTCTGTAAAAAACAGGGGGTCACCGCTTGATTCGGAATCAGCATTAACAGCTAATGATACTATACATGCCTCACTTGGTACACCAGACGATGTCACACCGTCGTCCTCTGTTGTCAGGTCAATATTGTGGGTAGTGCTGTCAGCCAAGACAGCGTCATGAACCACAACCCCGAGATTGCCACTACGCAATAATGGATGAAACATGCGCGTCCTCCTCAGGTCACTGTCACGTTGATGTCGGCCCGGTCGATCGTGGCGATCTGGCGGGCGCCGATGGTCACATCCGATGCCGCTGTACCTGCGGGGCTGATGGCGAGGAGCACTGTCGCGAGCGGCACGTCCTCGACGCCAGAGACGTCGGCCGCGGCGGCGATCACCTTCGAGCGGTAGACGTCCTCGCCGATGGTGAGCGCGCTGCTGGCCCAGGCGAGGATCGCGTCCTCGACCGCCGTGGTCGTCACCGTAGGCCCAGCGGCGTCCTGGACGACGGTGATGTCGACGAGGATCTCCTGCTCGGCCGCAAGGGTGAAGCCGATGGTGTGACTGTTCCCCTGGTCATCGGTGACGGTCTCACTCGTGGTGCCCGCGCCGTCCGTGTCGGTACCATAGGCACGCACGCCGCCTGCTTTCGTCTCATAGATCGCCTCGGCCACGTTCGCGACTACCGTGGCCGAGGGCGAGCCGCTCCCGTCCCAATATACGACTTCGACACTGTTTGGCGGGAGTCCCCCGGAGGCGTACCAGTTGTCATTTTCGGTGCAGATGGCCTGCTCGACGCCATCGAGAGCCGAGACCTGGGCCTGGATCGCGTCCACAGTTGTCGACCCGCCGATCGCGAGCTCGGACGCCCGGCGCTGGCGCAGCTCTGAATCGAGCTCGCGTTCCAGCCCTGGCGTAGCGTCATCGTCATTCGTCACCGAGTTCCATCCCCCGACAGGGGTCACGATCACTGTGATCGTCCCAGCCGGGGCCTCGATGTCGCCGGCCTCGGCAGCCTCGGCTGGGACTGTATAGTCGCCAGCTCCGACGCTGGTGACGTCCTCGGTCGTGACCCAGATATTGTCTGGATCTCCGCTGACAGCAGCCTGGCTGCCAGACGACACAGTTGTCGCCGCGTCGAGGTTCAGCTTCAGAGTGACCGTGCCTTTCGTGGCCTCGCGACGATATGTGCCCGTGATCGAGCACAAGGCGTCGAGGCTCTGATTAGTTGCTTGCTCGGGGTCGAATGCCGAGTAGATTTCCTGCAGCAGCTCCGCAAGCTGCTGATCGTGCTCGTTCGAGATGTCGACGAGCTGACCAATCGGCGTGTCGGCGCTCACGTCGAGCACCGACGATATGCCGGCACGGAGCGCCGCCACCTTCCGGGCCCGGCGCGTCTGGAGATCGTCGATTGCGAGCCCAGTGCTCGTCAGCTCGTCGGTCATCTGTCACCTCTCACATCAATCACGAGGGGCTGGTCGAGAATCTCGATGGTGGCGATAGTCTGCAGATCTGTCCTCGCCTGAATAGTCGCCGTCGCTGTGCGAGCCGCTGCGTTCAGCGATACCTCGATCGACTCGACACTGAGCACCCCGGGCGTCGACTCCGTGACCTCCCGCAGCGTCCGCTTGATCGATGCAGCAGTCGCCCCCTTGAGCCACACCCTCTCGCGCAGTGGCGTACCGACTCGCTGGTCGAGGTACCACTCGCCTCGCACCATCAGCAGTCGGGTCTTGATGCGCTGTGCGACGGCGATCGTGTAGCTGTCGACGTCGGTGATGTCGCTGCCGACGAGCTCGAGCTGGCCCGAGTCGTCGAGGTACAGGTCGTGCGAGTTCGGGTTCGCTGCGGTGGTCGAGGTGACGAGGCGGAGGTTGCACGGCATGTCAGTCCTCAACCTTCACGGTCGGGCTCTCGTAGTCGCTGCCGGCGATGCCTGTTCTGAGATCTCCAATCTCACCGTCAAGTGTGTTTAGCGCAGCCTGGACGGGCTGGCCCGTCCAGGCGACACCTGTCGCCGTCCCTACCGCTGCTGCCCACGTGTCGAACAGCGCGATATAGGCCCGCCAGTCCGCGAGCATGGCGTCCAAGTCAGAGAGCAGGTCTTCGTGAAGCACCGCCTTCGTCGCAGACGGGTCGCCAAGGCGCACAGTGCCGCTCGCAGTTGGCTTTTCGAGCACCGCAGCCTCAGAGGGCAGGGTGGAGTGTGGGTTCGTCGACGGACGGAACCCTGGCAGAAATACGGCATTCGACAGATCATGCGACAGCCTCGTCGCCGGCGACGAGGCTTCACCGGTGCGCCACCACGAACGCCAATCCTCGTCCGCCACGAGCAGCAGCCCCGTCTCTTCATCCTGCACGTCGTAGTAGGCGACAGGGAAGACCACCGGCACCCTGTACAGTGGAGGGCGAGCTCTGCCGCCGCGGCCAAGCACCAGAGGTCTAACAGTGGCCACCTGTGAGGCCCTGTTAAATGCCTCAACTTTCGCTGGCTCGATTGCCCGCAGCTCGCCCAGGCGGTCACCGAAGATCTGCTCGAGCGCCTCCCCGAAGCTCGGCGTTCCCGGTCTCTCTGCGCTCATGAATCGACCTCCTCGAGCTCAATCTCAGCATGCCACTGCGATCCCGTGGTCTCGCCACGATACCGCACTCGCGAGCACGTGTAGTCCCCGGTGACGGTGTCGGTCTCGAGGCGAATGGATCGCCCGGGGTACAGCCCGGGGTTGAGGAGTGCTCGAGCCGAGTATACCGGCACACCGGAGCGAGCATCCTGGCTCCCCCTCGTCGGCGAGCCGACGAGGCCCGAGCCTGAGCTCAGCACGATTGCGGTCTCGCCGGTCGCGTGCCGCCCCCGCTGGAGCAAGATCACGCCGTTCTGGACACTTGCCCGCAGCCCGGCGCTGCGGCATACACGGTCAAGGGCTTGTCGAGCCGGCGAGTCAAGGGTAATCCCATCGGGAAACACAGCCCCGCCGGACTCGAGTTCCGCGGCTGCGGCGACCGATGCACTGTTGCCTCGTCCGACGCCCATGGCATCCGCACACGCGGCGATGACGGTAGAGAGCGACACGCCAGCATCCCACCCCCGAGAGATTCTCGCGGTTCTGTATGCTCGTCCGCCGTCTTCGGAGTCGATCACGGTCCAGATGTCTGGACCACTTCGCCTACTGTGCACGCTGCGCACATCGCCGGCGAAGATCACGTCTATGAGATCCTTGTAGCCAGCTTCGAGCTCGATTTGCGGCTCAGCGGCCTGCTCGAGCTGCTCACGCACATCCGGTGTCAGATTGCACAGTTCGACCTTCGCTCGGTTCGGCTCGCGCTCTGTGGACTTCTCCACGTCGAAGCGCACGGTCATCGGCCGAGATCCTGCTGGCTCGGGTGACACCCCTCGACCACCTACCGTCACGCGCCATCGTCTGTCGAGCAGCTCGGTCATGATAGCGACTCCCCCTCGATGTAGGCGAGACGGTGCCGGCGCCCGAGATCCCGCAGCCCAGCCTCTTCTCCGCGGCCAGTCATGTCCACGAGCCAGAGGTAGCCAGCCGGCATTCCCGGCAACGTGTCACGTAGAAGTAGCGGGTGATCTGTGGTCACCTTGCGTCCGGTCGCAATCCTAGTCCCTTCGGCGTCGAGCAGAGATAGGAACCACCCACCGGCCCTGGCATTCCATAGCAGCCGCACCTCGAAGGTCTCGCCGTCGAGGGTCACTGTGAATATTTGATTCGACTTCGACGGATCGATGTCTATGACCCTGATCATGATCCAGCCCCCTCCGTACCCTCACCAGCCGCCAGCGGCTCTCCGGTATCGTAGTCGATCACCGCGCCCTGGATGCTCTGACTCCCGCTGTCCCAGCCCCCTGCGGCATCGGGATCGATCGTGGTCTCGTCGTCACCGGTAGAAGCTGCCCTCTGTCTTCCGCGATCGCGCCGTGGTCGACCTCGCTCTACTCGGGGGCTCGGCGCCTCAGTTTCCTCGGTCGAGGCGACGGAAAAAGCGCGAAGCGAGATGGAGACGATGAGCGCCCCGGAGTCCCCAGCGCTCCTGGACGTCGAGACATCGGAGATCATCCACCCCTCGACCGGTCGCCGCAGACCGTAGACGTCGACAGGTATCCCCTCGCGAGTCAGGCGCCGCAGGGTGTCAAAGGCGTCGTCTGTGCGTCTGGTACCCTCAGGCATCGTGATCACAGACGCGCTGCGACCACTCGGGAGATCAATGCTCGTCTGCTCTGCGTCGTCCGCGCCAGTGGCTGATGTTGGGCTGTCAGAGACCCAGCATGTCACCATGACGCGGTCATTTTTTGGTATCTGGTGGTCGGTGATCTGCGAGACGCTACCAACCGAGTGATCCGTGATGTCCGACCCAACGTCGTACTGGTCGCGGTCGACCATGTCGAGCACGAGAAGTCCGAGTTCGAGGTCCACAGCATCCCCCCCTTCGGGGAGCTGCCTCGACTGCTGCCGCTGCCAGTAGATCTCGAGCGCCACTGCTCAGTCCTCCTCCGGCTGATGGGTGACCCCCTGCATCTGGCGGATCATGTCTGCCTGAGCTTCTTCGACCTCCCTGCGAACTCGGCGGTACGCCTCCTCCCCGTCCTCGGCCTCATTCACCGTGACGCTGATATCAGACCGTGCGTCTACATTTTGCTCGATACGCTGCTCGCGTTCGCGAATCAGCGATGGGCGCTCCGCTGGTGCCAGTGAAATCGGTCGGCCAAACACGTCTAGCGCCGGGCCGCCGCCGGCAGGGAGGGTCTCATTCTCCCACCGCTGTAGCTGTTGGTTTCGAGCTTCGACCGACGCGGCCTCGCGTCGCTCTTCTTCTGCTGTCCTCGCGCGCGCTGCCCGGCCAAGAATATCCATGCCAGACTCGGCCAGGCCACTCCTGATGACTTCTCCTCCAGGAATCATGCTCAGCACCTGCCCGATGCCGGCGTCGAATAGCCCGCCTATTGAATTGAGCGTTTCTCGTACAGATTCGAGCCAACCCCACGCCGTCTGGAGCCTGCTCGTCAGCCTCTCCCACGCGTCGCTCAGCAGCAGCAGCACTCCTCTCGTGCCGCCCTCGCCGAGCCGTTCCTCTGCATCGAGGTACTCGGACAGTGCTGTCTCGGACCCATTGATCGACCTGGTAACTTGATCGTAGGCCACGGCAACGCCTGCAACGACGGCTGCCGCTGCCCCGGCGGCGAGAGCCATTGGCCCCCAGAGCTCGATGGTGGCGATCGCCAACACAGCGGCCGCGGCCGCGAGCCCGTACAGAGCACCTTCGAGCAGGTTCGTGTTCTCGATGATTTCTGTGACGGCCGGGATGACTCGGCGAATCGTCGGCGTCATCTCGCCCAGAACCTGTGTCACACGCTGGAGCGCCGGCATCAACAATGCGGTGAGCTCGCGCTTGAACCGGCGATATTCTCGACTGAGACGGGCGACTGTCGAGGCGCTCTCCTGCACCTGAGCGGTCAGGTCCTGCTCTGGGGACAGCTGGCGCTCGATCGCCTCGCGCCTTCTGTCGATGGCCTCGGCGCCGAGTTTGAACACACCCATCATTCTCGTACCGGCATCGCTCATGATCTCGTCGACCGTGAAGTTGCGCATCGCGGCCGTGGTGTTCTCGTTCAGCCGGCGAGTGAATAGCCCCATCAGCTCGTCGGTGTCACTGACTATCGGGCGAAGATCATCGATCGAGATGCCGATCCGCTCGAACATTTCTGCCTGCTCTGTGCCGCCACTTATAGCGTCCTGCGCCTTGAGCTGGAGCTCCTTGAGCGCGTCGGTCACGTCGTCGATGCTCGCGCCATACTCGCGGCCGAGCTCGATCCACGTGCGCAGGGACCTCGAGCCAATGTTGAGCCTCTCGCTCCAGAGACCGAGCTCACGCTCAGCTCGCACAGTAGACGTGACCATGCCGCCGATCGCGGCTGCCCCGCCGCCGACCACTGCGGTGAGTCCGCCCATGGCGCCGCGGACCCTGCCAGCGACAGCGCTGAGTCGTCCAAGGCGGCTTCTCAACCGGTCAACTTGGCGGTTTCCGCGCTGAAGATTGCGCTCCTTGTCGAACTCCACTCCGTAGCTGGCGTAAATCTCGCGCAGCGCCGGCATCTTCATCCCTCCGCGCCAATGAAGAGCAATGCGTCTACGTAGTCAACGAGATCGATCACCGTGTGATGATCGCGCAGCTCAGCCAGTGTGACGGAGCACTGGGGTGTGGTGGCCACGTCGATCATCCACCATCTCACGATCGTCCGGCAGAGGTGTTCTGGAACAGGCTTGGGAGCTGGGCTTCCTCTTGGTCGGCTCCTTCGAGCGGCTCGCCCTTGTCTCCGGAGAGCAGCTCGAGCCCGGAGAAAAAATCCCGGAACTGCACCTCGAAGAACAGCGCGACTGCTGCCGGCAGCTCGCGCTGATAGAACGCCCACCACCTGCTCTGGCGCTCGTAGGTCAGTGGCGACCAGCCGCCGCCATCCTTCTGCACGTCTATGCTCTTGCCGAGCAGCTCGAAGAGCTTGCGGTGGGCCTGCGGGTTGCTCGAGCGGATCGCAGCCGGAGCGAGCGATGAGAGGTTGTTCTCGTCGAGGTCGAGCACCTGAGAGCCGATCAGGCTCATCACGAGGGTCTCGAGCTCGATCCAGTCGCCGAGCAGTAGTCGACGAGCGCGGTAGGTGTGCTCGTAGACCTCGCGCTCTTCGCTCGGAAGCTCTGGCATCTTGCCGTCACGGCTCATTTTCAGCCTCCTCAAACCACGACGCCGCGTGGGTTGTAGTCCACGCTCGGCTGGAAGAGTTGGAGCGTCCACTGCCAGCTCTGGCTCTCCGCCTGGACGTTGAGCGTCGGCGCCTGAATGATGCGCGCCTCTCCCGAGTACTCGATCCCGGTGTTCAGATCCTCGAGGATGAAGTCTCCGATACCAGATCCGCTCTCGCTGTTCCAGTCCTCACGATGCAGGGCGAAGAGATCCTCGTTTACCGACGCCTCTTTGAGCAGGTTGATTCGTACTGTCGCGACGTTATTCCCCATCTTGTACGTCACGACGTCGCCCTGAACGCCGCTCGTCGAGTCGAATCGTTGAGGCAGCTCGATCTCGACGAACCCGTCCGATGCGCCACCGCCATCGATTAGGATGCCGGCAAAGGTGACGGTGAAGGCGTCGATAGAATGTATGTAGGTCTCAGCCACTGTGGCCTCCTATCAGTAGCTCACCTGCGCGGTGATGGTGATCTTCAGCACGGCGCCCGCCAGGGTTGCCCCGAACGTCACGTTTGGCAGGATCCGCGCGTTCTTGTTCGCGTCGCTGACGTCGTCGACGTCAGGCACAGAACAGAACTCGGTGCCGTTTGCGTACCCGAGCGGCTGGAACTTTCGGATCGAGTTCAGGATACCTCCTTTGATCGAGGCAAGCCCCTTGTTTGTGTAGGGCAGCTTCGAGCTCGCCCTGAGAAGCGACAGCAGCCTCGTCTGGACTTCAGCAACCGTGGCGTCGATCAGGCGGATCGTGTCGATAAACGTCTCGCTGGAGCCGCTCGACCACCCCTTCCAGAGGTTGCCTCGGACGATCTCGACACCGCCGGCCTCGATGCCAGTGTAGACGTTCACGTAGTTGTCCGAGGCGTTCGTGACCTCGGATGAGGACAGGTTCGATGGCGTGACACCGGAGAGGCTCTTCATCGCCCACACTTCGGTGCCCGGGGTCTCGGGAAGGAATCGTCCGGCTGCTGCGCCGCCAGGGTACTCGCTCATCGAGTGGTTGGAGTACACCAAGAGCGTCTCGTCGTAGTCCGCCGAGGATAGTGTGGCACCGATCCCGGTGCCAGCGCTCACGACCTGCGTGTCTTGGGTGCTGGCACACAGGATCTTGTTCGTCTGCCCAGACGCCCAACCGGCTGCCGCATCGATCTCGAGCGCGCCAAATGCATCGGCGAGCACCAGGCCGTACCAGTCGGCGTCGACACCGATGACCGTGTTGAGGTCGGTCGCGATACCGCGGTCGGCGGTAACGTCCTCAAGTGTCATGTTCTCGATGTCGTCGTAGTACCACATCTCGCCGTCGTTGGCCGGGCTGACGGCATCGATCTCGAGGATGTCGCCAGCGCCCCCGCCGCTGACCGCGAAGGTGATCTCGCCGGTTCCTGCGGTTCCGAAACCTGCGGCATCTGCATCCGCGCTCGCCTGCATGGCTGTGACGATGTCGTTCTTCGTGTCGCCCGCCGTGACGGTGTAGCTCACCGTCTGGCTCGTGCCGCCCTTCGACATGGTGAACGAACAGACCTCATCCTCGGTGGTCGTTGTCGGCTCGAACTCCACGGCATGAGTGAACGCGGTGCCGCCGCGGGCAAGCTTGATGGTCTGCGGATGCGGGTCCTGGCTTACGATAGCCTGAGCCGCGAGGTACGCCGGGTCGGTGGTGGCGAAGCCGTCGTCCTGCATATCCGACAGCACGGTCGCCGCCGAGTAGCGCCGCACCCGCTCGCTGTTCGTGATTGGGTTCGCTGCAGGAGTCGACGAGTCGCCGTAGAAGAACACACAGGGCTCGCCGAAACCCAGCCGTGACACGCCCGGCGAGGCGACGCTGATGGTGACGCTGACGACATTCGAGATGTCCATGCCTTACCTCTCAAATCTCAAAATCCCCGCTCCAGCGATCGACGCCTTGCGGGGCCTGTAGTGTCGACTCGACGGTCTCGACGTAACCGAATGGCTCGCCTGCTTGCTCGGACTTGCCGTTGAAGAGCAGGTCGAGCTGAGCAACAGACATCTGGCGTCCATCCTGCTCAGACTCGATCCCGGTTTCGTTCACGATGCGAGCGAATGCCACGTCTGCGCGCTGGAACGCCCTCGACGCCCTGGGGAGCCTCAGCGAATCGCGCAGCAATGACGTGTAGTGCAGCGCGTCGACGTCGTCGTCCGAGCGCCATGTCCTGACCTGGACCTCGAGCACGAATGTGCGCTGGCCGAACTGCCAAGGCGTAAACTCTTCCCCGGCCGCTGCCGTCGCATCGTACTCGAGGTGCACTTCGTCGATTCCGCGGGACCTGCGCGACGAGAGCGAGAGCAGGATGTAGCCCTCGTCCTCGCTGACCCACCCGCGCGGTCGGCGCCTCCAGTATGTCGGCAGCCCAGTGACGTCCGTGACCCAGGACTCGATCTCGCTGCGAACTGACGACCAGTCGGGCATCAGTCCACCTCGGACACGCCGGTGATCGACGTGCGAAGCTGCCCGGTGTCGATCAGCGGGACGCTCGAGCCCTTTCGATCGATCGTGGTCTGGCTCAGCGGCGGCGGAATGCCGCGAGAGATGCGCTCCTGTATCCCCGAGGTCATGGACAGCGCGGTTTGCTCTGCGAGCTGCTCGAGCGGAATGTCGCCCTTGGCAATTCCGCGGGCGATCCTCTTCATCAGTGCGGCATTCTCGTCCTCGTTCTCATCAGCCCAGCCCCTCAACCACGATCGCTCGGGCACGCCAAGGCCGAGCTCGTGGGCGGCGGCGACCATCGCCACCGTAGCCCCGCCCTCATATCGGTCTGACGCCTCGCTCCCCATTACGCCGACGCGTATGCTCACCCGGCGCTGCGCTCGTCGCAGCAGGGCCTGGGCACCGCGGTCTCGATCCCGGACCGTCATCAGGTCACCCCTGAGGGGACCGTCCAGCCTGGGGCGCGATATGCAGTGCCTTTGAGCTGGTCGAGGCGATCAGCTTCTCGGCGGTAGTGGTTGTGGAGCTGGTCACCGGTGATCTTGTGCAGATCGCGTCCAAACGGGTGCTCGTAGAGCATTGCCGAAGCCTCGAGATACCGCCGGTGCGTTTCCTCGTCGGTGTCGGTGTAGAGGGTGAGCGTGCGAGCGTTGGCGACCGTGACGGCGTGATCCACGACTGGGTCAGGAGCGTTCTGCCACTCCGGATACGCAGCTCGCAGACCAGCCGATGTGATCGTCACGGCCACAGCTCAGCACGCAGCCTTCTGCCACTCGGCCAGGGCCTTTCTGCTCTCGGCGTCGTCGGGCTCGAGGATGCCGGCCAGCGCGTGCATCCGGACAGACGGGCTCTCTGGGTCGAGCTTTGCCGACTGGCCGGAGGCAATCACGAGTGGCTCGAAAATGAGCTCGTCGTCTCTACGTGCCGTCTTCTGCGGGACCACATAGGGTCCTCGACGTGTGTTGCGGAACTTCATCGCGGCTCCTCCTCAGATGTTGTCCATGTAGCCGGCGCTCAGCGGCACGGTGATTGCCGTTCCGCCGAGCTTCTGCCGTCCGATCACGCGATAGGTGTACCCGTGGCGCTCTGGCGTCTCGAGCGTGAACCGCCGGGGCTCGACCACCTTGATGAGGTCGGGGCTGTAGGTGAATGCCATCATGCGAGGCCCCGTCCCGGCGGCGTCGTACTCGTTCGCCCGGCGCATCTCCATCACCTGCATGCCAGGGTAGTCGTCCTGGATCATGCGCCGAACGTTGAGGTCCGTCTCGGCTCGACGCAGGTTCAGGTACCTGGTCCTATTCGCCGGGACCAGCAGCCGATTCGGGGTGAAGTTGTCGCCAGAGGCGATCTTCACGGCCTCGACAAGTTGGCGGATGTCACCCATGACTTGGTCTGCCGTAGCCGCGCCCCAGGCGCCGGTCACGACGCCGGTGATCGTGACGTTGGCATCGTTGTAGGCGCCAGGGATGTTCGAGCTCGCGTACCCCTGGAGCGAGACGAGCTCGAAGACGCGCTCGGCGGCCCGGTTCAGTGCAGCGAGACCCTCGGTCGAGAGGCTGTTTCCGGCGAACGCCGCCTCCTCGAGCTCGTCCATGTCCCACTCGAAGCCACGGGCGAAGGATGCGAGGCGATAGATCATCTCCTCGGCCTCGAGCTCGACGATCTTGATGTCGTCTGCCTTCGACGCGCGATGACCGAGGTCGTCGTCGTCCTTGTCTTCGATCCGGTGGAAGGCCGCAGTCCGGGCTCCGGCAGGGATCGAGTTGTCAATTGGGAACGCCTGCCGGGCCTGGTTCGGCAGGTACAGGGTCGGCACGGCGCGGGCCACGACGTGCTTGAGCATCGTGGCGAAGAGTCGGGTTTCCCCGGCGTCAGCGCGGATGCCGAGCTCCTGGAAATGAGCCGAGTCGGTCACGACCATGCGAGCGAGTTGCTCGATCGCCCAGTCGCTGGGGTTCGTTCTGCGGTCCGACCAGCCACCCTGGATGATGCCACCGTCCTCGACGGACCGATCATCCCAGCGGAGGCCACGGAGCGCGCGCTGGAGCTCGTGCCTCGCGGCCTCTTCGCCGCGGCGGTGCCCCTCGATGTGGGCGTCAAGTCGCTGTTGCAGTTTCTGGTAGGTGGTCATGATCACCCTCCGATCTCGAGGTGTGCGATGCCGTCGGCGTCGGCCGAGCTGACGAACCTTGCGGCCGGGAAGCGTGCGTACGTGGCCGGCGTCTCGGCGCCGTCCTGGCCGGTCCACTGTCCGCGGAGGTCGGTGCCGGCCGCAACGACGCGGACGTAGGCATCGTCGCCAGAGCTGACGGCGTGCTCGACCTGGACTGCGACGATGCCGCTCTTCAGAACCGCAACGTCCTCGTACTGGGCAAATTCGCGGGCGTCGGTGTTCGGCTCCTTGATGCTCTCGTAGAGCGCGACGCCGGGGTAATCCTTCTGGCTCAGCTCGTAGCGGCTGGTACCAGTGCCCATGGTCGCGGTCCCGCCGGCGCCGTTGCATGCCTCGACGTCCACATGGGTCACGGAGGCGAAGGCGACCTCTGTCTCGTAGGCTCCAGCGCCGGAGCCGTTCGGCTTGGCGACGGTATCCCGCACAGACGCACCGCTGGCGTCCACGCCGTAGATGTCGACACGGCATTCGCCGCTCGGGGTGTCCCAGTCCGCCGAGCCGTCGAAGGTGACAGTGATGGTAGCAGCCGGCGCGATGCGGTCGCTGCCCGTCGCACCATCGAAGCTCGAAGCGTCAATGGATTGCGCAGCAGCGGAGCTCGCCAGAGCTGCGGCTGTCATGATCGCATCGGGGTCCGCTGCTGGTAGGGCCGGTAGCTCGATGACCTGCTGCTCCGGGCTGGTGCCCCACTTGACGAGACTGCCCGCGGCGAGGTCGCCCCCAGCCGCCCGACTGATAACACCCTGCGGCCATCCTTCGACGATCTGCCCCTTGCGAAGCGTGGGGTCTGAAACGGCAGTCTGAACCATCACTCGCCTCCGATTTTGAATTTCCGCGCCGCGTCATCGATCGACGGGGCCGGAATGTCGCTGTAATCGACCCGACGGGCGCGATCTGCCCGACCGGCACGACGACCAGGGCCGGCGGCAGCCCGGCGGGCTTGGTCGAGCCCGTCACGGCGGCCGCTCTCTCGGGCGTCCTCGGCCATGAGGTCGAAGCGGGCCTTGACGTAATCCTCGCTCGGAGGATTGTCCTCGTCGGCCCGGTAGCCCGCGGCCTCGAGCGCAGCCAGACGGATCTCGTGATCGGTGCCAGAGACCTCGAAATCAGGATCGCCAGCGACGATCCTGGCGCCATCGATGAGCTCGACACGCTTCGCGGCCCGTTCGTCGAGGCTCTTCGGGTCAGTGGCCTTGGCCAGCTCGTCCTCGAGCTTCTTCACCTTCTCGTCGGCGGCATCGGCCCTGGCCTTCGCCTCGTCGGCCTTCGACCGCGCGTTCTTCGCCTCGGACTCGAGGGCTGCGATGCGCCCCTCGGCCTCTTCGGCGCGGTCCGTCAGCGCCGCCCGCTCCTTCTCGAGGGCGGCGACGAACGAGTCGTCGACCTCGACCTCGAACGGCACGCCGTCGATCCTGATGATTTTCTTCATCTGCTGGTCCCTTCGATAGTGGTCGCCCGGGGCCGTCACCGCCGGGGGTTCTGTGTCGGGGAGGATGGCATCACCCGAGGCATCGAGGCGCAGTCTCGCGCTGCTGCCAGCCCGGGCCTGCCCGTCTTTCAGCAGGGCGAGGTGGTTTCCTCGGATGCCGCGCTGCACAGCGTCGTAGCGCTCGCCCTCGGGGCTGACCCCGGGCGTCTCATCGAGCCGCGCATAGTAGCCGACCGACAGCTCGGTCAGTTCGCCGTCGAGCACGCGCCTTTGGGTTTTCGCATCGATAACCCAGACGGATGCAGAGACATGGCGTCCATCGTCCGCCTGGGCGACGTCGTCGCCGACATGGCCGACCTGGTACTTCCTCCAGTTGGCACCGTCGACCATCTCCCGTGGTGGGTGGCCATCGGTGAGCACCATGCCTCTCAGGCTGAAGAGGGAGTCGTCGTCGAAGACTTCGTCAGGTGGGCGGTATTCGATGCGCGTACCGCCGTAGCCGTCGGAGTACTCCTGTGTGCCTGTGCGCGACAGGTACCCGTCGACGCGCAGGCGCTGATCGACGACCTGGTGTCCGTCTATCCTGAAGACGGCTCGACGGAGGCGGTTTCCCATGCTGTGTCAACAATGACACGTTTCTGTAGAGCGTGTCAACTATGACACGTATTGGCTGTCAGCGAGGCGGGGTGAAGTCGAGCGGCTGGTGCTCGTCGGGCTCCGGGATGGCGGTCGTCCATGGTACAAAGCCCCATGGCTGGCTTTTCTGACGCGCGCGATGAATGCCTTCGCCGATTATGGCGCGGCCTCGTCAACGCCCAGGAGCCGGTCACGGGGGCTGGAAAAAGCCGAGTATCCGCATCGCGTGCAGACGAGGAACCGCCCGCGCGGCCGCAGCCGCTCGAGGCCACACGTGCATCGAGGGCATTTGCCCGTCAACCTCGCCCATGCTGCAAGGCGCTCGATGCACGTGGGGCATGGCTCGCCCTCGGTAAACGCCCTGTCGTCACCGGTATGGCCGGGGACTCTACAACAGTACCCATCTCGCTTCGACATGCTGTGCCTCCTGTGTGATTCACCGCGCATAGCGCGGCGGCGACGTGTCAATAAAAAAGCCCCGCCGAGACGGGGCGGCCATGGCACGTAGCCATGGGGATGGTCCATGGTACAAAGCCCCGCAACCGGTGGCCGATGCGCCCGAGAAAGATGGTGCCCCCGCCGGAGCTGGGGCACCCGGCGGAGGCACACCGAGGAGGAAAAGGATACGCTGAAGTTTGGCATTGCCTGTCAACAGTGTCAAGGCAAATGTCCACAGTACGAAGCCAGCCATGGCACAAAGCCCCATGGCTGGCTTTTCTGACGCGGATGGAGCGAGCACGACGTATCAGGAGTGCTCGCGAGTCCATGGCACAAAGCCCCATGGCTGGCTTGTCTGACCCGCTAAACCTGTCCAAATCCTTACCAGGCCGTGGCAGGACTCGAATCTCTACCGCATGGTGACCACGGCTCGGCCTGCAGCTTGTCGATGTAGTGGAGGCGGAACGCCATCGGGCACGCCAGGTAGCGTTCGAGCCGTGAGTAGCTCAGGTGCTTATTCTTGAAGGTGCTCAGTGTCATTATGCCTCCTCACCAGCCAGTGCTCTGACCCTGGCCCTGGTGCGTGCGATTTCTGCATCCATGTCGCTTACACGCACCTTGGAGTCCGGTCTGTCGAGCGCTCTGATGGTCCTGCAGAGCCTCTCTGCTACCGCCCTCGATCCTCCCCGTCTGTCCCCGCCAAGTAACTGCATCAGCAGGGAACGAAGGGATTTGGATTCGATATCTCCAGGGTCGCCACTAACGATCGATGAGTAATCAGATAATATCTTGTCCGTGTCCCCGGGAGATTCTTTCATCTTGATGACAAATCCGGCCCTGACGCTAGCCGTTGAGACGCCGGCTCTCGTAGTTTTGGTCTTTCTGGTAAGTGCCACCGCCTCTGTGCCAACAATGCCGGCCCATTTCACAAGATGCTCTCTGTCCCTAGCATGGTGTCCCTTGGCAAAGGCAGCGATCGCATTGATTACCGAAGCAACTCTATTATCTGTGAGTAGTATGTCTTCAGGTTCCCTGATTATATTGGCGTCTATTGGGACACCCATCGCCGTCTCGTCCATGACCGATCGGACTTCTGCCACAACCGTGCGTCCGCTCTTCACGACAGCAAGAAGTCTATGCTGACCGTCGATTAACACTCCACCTTTTCCAAGGATGATCGGTGGCATTATATCGTCCCGCCACTGCCCTCTGATCATCATGTCCGACAGCCGAGAGACGTGAGCCTTTCTCACTCTCCGGTTCTTTGTGTTTTTCTCTAGGATCTCTTTCGCCTTTTTCGGCGTGATCACCAGTGTTTCTCTTCTTATGTATTTTTCAAGGACATCCTTATTTATATCTTGCCAGATTTCCGGCACATCCATCGCCGATGCGATAAGTTCACAAAGATGATCATAGTTAGGTATTGTCATTCTCCATCCTCCTCGAGCCCATCCGAGCCCTTCTCCTTGAGCTCCTCGATGTAGTCCCGAACATCCTGTGGGTCGTACCTCACCGAGCAATCACCGACGATGAGCCACCTCGGACCCTCGCCGTTGCGGCGCCAGCGCCAGAGCGTCGTCCGCTTCACGCCGAGCACCTCGCAAACCTCGTCGATTCCCATCAATGGCTCCATGCCCAATGTATGGCATGGCCTGAAACGGCAGTCAAGTTCCTGGGAGAATCGGCGACGCGGTGCAACGGCACTGGATATCGTCACCAGGGTGGCCAACGCTCGGCGGGTCATCCCAGCGATGAACGGTCCCGTGGAGGCGCTGGTGGCTTTTACGCACCCGCTCGTCACGACTCGTGATCCAGCGATACGACTCGATCCCGGCTGCCTGTTGGCGATGAGCGTTGATCTGACCATTCAGGGTGAGCACCTGGTCACGGGCTATCAGCTCGGCGCGGCTTCGCGAGACCGAGTAGCGCTGCTCGAGCTCGCTGGCGAGGTTTTCGACGCGCAGCCCATTGCGGTGTGCATCCTCGATCACGTCTGAGACGTCCTCGAGCACGGGCTTGAGCCGGACACCATCGCCTGGGCCGGCGAGGGCAGTGGTGATCAAGCTGACGTTGCGCTCGCGCCAGCGGTCTATCAGCGCCTGCAGTCCAGGTACGTCGGCGCGCAGATCGATGGAGATGATCTGGGCGAGCTGCCTGGCAACGTGCAGGTCAACGCGTCGCCCAGCGCCAGCTATGAGGCGGTCGACATTGTCGACGGTCACCAGGTGCCCGACCACCTCGGCGGCGTGGTCAAGCTGTGTGGCAACTGCTGTCTCGGTGAGTGCTGATGGCACCGGAGCTGGAGGGAGGGGGAGGCCATTGTCTCCGAGTACGATCGGCGCCTTGCCGCTGAGCAGTCGGCCGCGGCGAGGTGGGATGCGCCGCAGGTCAGGACGCACAGACCTGGCAGCCTCGATGGCGCGAGAGACGTAGTCGTCGACGGCTTCATCCGTCGGTGGCAGATCCGGTGCGAGTCGCCGAACTATCCGGCGGCTCGTGGCCCAGGGGGCGTATGTGCGGACCTGGTCCGGCGGCACCGACGGCCACATACGTCGCAGCTCTGAGTCTGATAACCTCTCAATGGATCGCGCGCGCGGCCTGGGCCCGAGAGGGTTGTAGGGGTCGGAGTCGAATCGGGGGACGGATGAAGAGTTGGCGGCCGAGGTTTCCCAAGCTGCCGAGGAGTCCTCTCGCTCCGATGGCCACAATGCAAGTAGGGGAGCGAGGGCCTCGTCGATCGCGAGCTGTACCTTTCTTGAGGCGAGGGTGAGGGTTCGCATGTAGGCAGCTTCAGCAGCGCGAGGCTCGGATGGAGCGCGAGGCATCAGTCGTCGCCCTGGCCCTCGCCGACCTCACGATCCAATTCCTTCATGAGCCAGTCAGCTTCCTCTTGGAGGTAGCACTTCAGTGCCCTTGCCTCCTCGTCGTTGTAGCCGAGGTCGTATCTCTTGCTCATCTCATCGGCCAGGATAAACAATAGTCGTCTTTCACGTCTGGTCATTGCCTTCTCCTTCCGTTGTCGATGTCCATAGTACTAAACCATCGTGGATGGCTTTTCCAACGCGATCTCCTGGTGCAATGCCAGGTGACTGGCTTGTTCAGAGGGTGCTCCGTGGCGATGACTGACCACATGAGCGCCGAGCACCGCAGGCAGATATGTGCCACTGGCCGCAGGTGATCATCTGTGCAGACCTCGCAGATCTCGGCACATATACCCATACCACTACACATGTCACACACAGCCGTAATCGTTCTCGCGTGCCTGAGCCGTCCCGTTATCACGACTCATCCTCGGTCAAGTGCACGGCGTCCTCTCTGGTCGAGGCCACGATTTCCTCGATCACGCGCGACATCATCCGACAGGCGCCGATCATGCGCATGTGGTCTTGTCCGTGGTATGCGTTCTCCACGGCCCCGTCCTCGGCTGCCAGCACGACAACGACACCGGCGACAGAGCTGCCGTGAGCTCTGAGCATGCTGGCTGCGTGCTCCAGTATGCATGCCACACGCTCACGCTCCGACGCATCGTCCATGCCCTCGGCTCCGATGTCCTCTGATTCTTGGTTCTCGTTCATCGCTTCTCCTCCTATGCTGCTACCAGCCGACGAGCGAGCACGCGCGCTCGCGGTCAGCTGGTGTCACTCTCGAGCCAGCGCGATCGGACATCACCGAGTCCGCGTCGACGCTGTCTGGGTCGTCGGCCAATCCGAGCAGGTGTCCAAGCTCGTGGCGAATCGTCTGCCGGCGCCAGTCGCCCTCGGCCCGAGAGCTGATCATCACCTCGGCCGAGTCGATCTGTCCATACTCGATGTGGAGCACCGCCATGCCGAGCGGCCCGGCCGAGGTCCAGCCCGGTATCGCCTCGTCGGTCGGCGGCTCGGCCTCGTAGATGAGAGCGTAGCCGATGGGGCGGTCAGTCATGTAGAGGAGGTCGAGCTCGAGGTATAGATCCTCGTCGTCCTCGACCTCGAACAGCCCCGGGCACGTCTGCTCGTGCCACCACTCGGCCTCGGCGGCGAGCTCCTCGGCCGTGACGTCGCCGTCGGGCACGAGCACCACGGGCAGCACGGCCGGCTCCACATCGTAGTCGCCCAATGTGATCCAGCCGCTGTCTGGGTATCCGCACGAGACAGCCAGCAGGGTGAGGCATACCGCCACGCTACGCATCGTCGCCTCCCTCGACCACGGCCGTGACGATCTGGACGCCGCGCTCGACCTCCTCGGTGGCGAATGTGCCCTCGACGAAATGCTCGGGGTTGAACTGCCTGGCTCGCCATCTGGTGGAGCTGTTCGGCCGCTCGAGCGTCTCGGAGCGATGGCCGCGCTCTCTCAGCCACGAGGCAGCCGCGGCGCGCGTCCACGAGGCCGGCAGCGTCACCGACTGCGCGATCTGCTCTCCTCGCTTCGACGCCGGCGGCGCCTCGGCCACGTCCGGGTCCCGGCGCTCAGCATCGCCTCGCTCGTCTTGCTCTTCTTCACCATCCTGGGGCTCGCTATCCTCGTCGCCTGGCTCGTCGGGGTCTGTCATCTGTTCCGCTGCGCGCTCGATGTCCATGGCACGGAGGCGCTCTCTCATCTCGAAGTCGATCTGGATTGGCCCGTCGGACCACTCATTACCCCCGAACCGCGTCATGGCGACCTCGTCCTCGGTGACTGCGCCCATGTCTACGTAGATCTTGTCTGTCTTGGCGACGCTCTTCTGGTGCTCCGATTTCTCGGTCGGGCTCATCTGCCAGAGGCTCGGCCACTCGATCCCCCACCTGTCAGGCTTGTCAAGCCCGGCAGCAATGGCTGCGTAGTAGACGATCCGCTCGAGCAGCGGCGTGTAGAGCGTGTCGCGGTCTGCGGCCACCGAGTCGTACCATGCCCGGATATCGCTCTCACCGGTGGCGTTCAGTCCGGCAGGTGCCCGACCAAAGAGGACCGTCTGCGGCATGTCGGCCGCACCGGCCACGTCGTTGATGATGCGGTCGACCGAGTCGGCGACTCCAGTGAACGAGCGCTCGACGTAGTCAAAGCTCTCCGACGAAGAATCGATCGGCATGACGCGAATCGACCGCGCGAGCTCGAGGATGCGCATCCTTGACGTAAACACCTCGGTACCCTCGCTTGCGAGCATCCTCGCAAGGCCGTCAATGCCGAGCACCGCCTGGCTCGAGTCGAGCAGCATGCGCCCGATGCCGGCAATCGCCTGGTCGTAGCGCTGGAGCTGGTCGTAGACGCCCTGGAGCACCGACAGGTCACGCCAGCCCTCCTCCTCACGTTTCCGCCGGCTCGTGATCTCGCCACCAGTGAGGATTATACGGCTCGAGTGCACCTCTTGGGTCTCGCCGCGGCCGGAGGCCCTGTGCACGATCCACACGTCCGGCTCGCCGTAGCCCTGATTTCTGGGGTCATCCTGAGTCTCGAGCACCGAGAAGTCATCGGCTTCGAGTACCTCGACCCAGTCAAGGCCGCGAATGCGCTCTGGACGGAGTGGCTGACGCATGCTCGAGCGGCCATCATCGGCGCCGAGCAACAGGCCACTGCGCCCATAGAGCCGCCCCCAGATGATCGCCTCCTGCAACTTCCGCTGCACTTCGAGGTCCCAGATTCGCGAGCTGAGCATCTCACGCTGCTGCTGGGCTGCCTCGGGATCGAGGTCAGCAGGCGCCGTCAGGCTGAATCCTCGGCGAAAGCTGGCTTTTACCGGCGCCTGCACGATCTTCTTCGCGTAGCCCCCGCCGTAATAGAGCGCCTCGAGACTCTGGTTGTCGAGCCACGCGCTCGCAACCGGCACGTGATGCTTCTGCGGGTCGAGCGCCGTACCTAGCATCGTGGTGGCATTCTGCCACCCATCCCATATCGCAGAGGCCCTGTCGCGGACCACGTCAACCCATTTCATGGCTTTTTCCTTTGTATGCACATGGTCTCACGATTTCAGCGCCTTTTTCCAGTCGTCGACGTAGCTCCCGTGCGACTCCCACCGATTGAGCACCTGGCTCATAGCGTCGACCTCGTCTGCAACATCTCCGGGGACACCCCGGAACGTGCAGAGCCGCTCGATCAGGTCATGCACCCACGGACACGGATGCAGCGTGCCATCTGGGAGCATAGCATCGGTGGGGTGCGGCAGGTAGACGTTCCCGGCCTCCCACTGGCCGGTCGTAGCTTGAGCACGGGCGAGCTTGCCTCCGCTCGCGCCGGTGACCTTGACCTCGATCAGCCCGTGGATCTCGCCTCTGAGATCCTGGACGATGGGCTTGCCGGCCGCCTTGTCTTCAACGAGCTTCACCGAGGCGACTGGCTTCTTCGCGCTGAACGTCCGCAGCATGTCGCGCATGGCAGGGTACTCTACGCGCCCGCGCGTCTGGTCGATGAGGTAGCGGTCGGCACCAGAGCGGCCCCACTTCTGCCCCACGACCCAGCTCGAGCTCTGTCCGGTGGCCCCAAACGTCATGTCCCACGAGTCGACGACCTCGAGGCGCTCGGGGAGCCGCGTCCAGAAACGCACCCAGTCGCGCTTAAACACGCCGCCGCCAACGGGTACCGGGCGCTGCTCGAGCTGAGCCTCTGCATGGACAGGGCCGAGGGTGCGGCGCAGATCCTCGACCTCTGACTCTGGCATCCGCTCGGGCCACAGGAGCTCACCGGGCTCGCGCGGGTCGTGCTGGTGGGCGTAGGGGTGGTCCGGGTCGTAGTGGAGCGGGAGACACACCACCTGGACGTCGGGGTCGCTCTCGATCCACCGGCCGGGGACGTCGCGCTCGTGTATGCGCTGGCCGATGAGAAGCCGCCTCGTCGTTCTCGGATCCGTCTGGCGCGTCGGAAGCACCTGCGACCAGAACTCCCAGCTTGCGTCGAGCGCCGTCAAGCTGATCGCTGCGTTGCCCATGGCATCCTGCGCCTTGTTCAGGTCGTCGCCGACGAGCACGTCGCCATGTCGACCGGTGACTTCGCCGCCGGTGGAGCCGCTGAAACGGAACCCCTTGCGGATGTTCTCGAACCATGCCGCGGCATGGGTGTTTTTGTACGGGATCGATACCTCGGGCCAGCGCGCGCGGAACCACTGCGAGTTGATCAATGCACGATGCTGGCGCGCAGCCTTGAGCCCGAGATTGAGTCCGTAGGTGGTCATGATGAAGCCGAGCGACGGGGACTTTATCCAAGCCCACGCTGGTCCAAAAACGCCTGTGAGTAGCGTCTTCATCGAGCCGGGGGGGACCATGATGACCATCTTGCGGATCATGCCGGCGTAGAATTGCTCGAGCTCGCGGCAGAGCAGATCGATGTGCCACCCATGGATGTATGGCTTTGCAATCACCTGAGGCCAGGCGAGGCGGACGAACCTGGAGAGTCCCTCCTCCTCTACCCATGCTCTATCGAAATCAGGTCGCTTGACCTGCTTTATCGCCATGGGAGGCACCTACGAAAACCCTTGAATGTCGCATACTTGCGACGTATAATTACAACAGGAGGTAACATGGGAAAAACAAGCATCGACTGGACCGAGGTGACATGGAATCCATCCACGGGATGCACCAAGATAAGCCCAGGATGTCGCCACTGTTACGCGGCACCCCTGGCCGAGCGGCTCCGCCGGATGGGGAATCCTAGGTACGCGGAGGGCTTCAGCCTTGCCCTCCACTGGGACAAGGTGAAGGAGCCCCTCAGATGGAATGAGCCAAGAAAGGTATTCGTCAACTCGATGAGTGACCTCCTCCACGATGGGATCCCCGACAGCTTCGTCGTCGAGGTTTTCGGCACCATGCGGTCTGCTCATTGGCATACCTTCCAGGTGCTGACCAAGCGAGCGGACAGATGGCCCGTCATCGAGCGGGTTATCGGGTCCATTCCAGGGAACATTATCCCTGGCGTGAGCATCGAGGACAAAAAACACCTGCGGCGCCTGCGCGGGCTCGGTGCCGTCGAGAGCGATGTCGTGCGAATGGTCTCGTTCGAGCCGCTGCTTGAAGACCTCGGCAGCGCCGACGAGTTGGCGGCGCAGCTCGTTGATGCGAAGGTTGGCTGGGTAATCACTGGCGGCGAAAGCGGTTGGAATGCCCGTCCCGCAGAGCTCGACTGGTTCCGAGTCGTTCGCGATGCCTGCGCCACGGCAGGCATCGCATTTTTCCACAAGCAGCACGGAGGTCGTGGCACCAGTCACGCCGCCAAGCGCGCGGGGAGGTTCGCTGTCCTTGACGGTGTCGTCCATCAGGCGTATCCCGTCAAGCCCAAGAAAGTAGCTCCTCGAGTTCAGGCGTCTCTCTTTTAGAGTTTCTTTGGATCAGAGCGACGTGCTGTCCAACTCCAGCCGTCCTCTTGTCCTGTCTCTGTGAAACCATCCCACCAACGACAAACCCGACCCTCTCTGCCTCTCCACCTATGAAATCCCTTGACATCTCGATGTAAGATGCAGCTGAGACGCCAGAAATACGCTGGCCGCATCTGTCGCCAAACAGGGTCTTTGACATGCCGGATCTGTTCATTTGCGGCCAGTATCCGTCTGTGAGTATGAGCCACCACTGGTCCGGCATGGCTCTCTCTGTATCGAAAAATGCCCGGACGTACGGCCACGGCTCGCCGTATGGGTCAATGTCAACGACGTCAAACGCGACCGAGCTGAGCCACCCTGCAGAAAGTGCCCTCCCTGTGTCTCCGCAGTACGTCCTCCATCGGGGGCGTGAACGCGCCGAGTCCCTGGCCTTCGCTGCGTCGCTGTCGATGCATGCCCCAGAGAACATCGACCAGCAGCCGTCGTACATCAGACCTTCCCCTGAAAACGTCTCCAGGATCTCGGCAGAGTTGCCGAGTAGTCCAGCGACCCTCTGCCTCACGAGCAGCTTGTGAGCCACTTTTGAGTTATGCTTTTTCGCTTGCAAGGTACCTCTCGCAGATTTTTATCATTGCCTGACCCCTGCTGATGTCCTCCCCCCCCGATGCAGCATCGATCGCATCCTCGATCAGCTTCGAGTCATCAACGAGTAGCATCAGAGAGACAATTGTTGATCTTTTTGTCGGTTCATTTTGTATTGTCCTCCTTGCTGTCGCATCTGAGATAACCGGACTACTCGCAGCGGTGAGCTCGCCGAGCTCGAGATTACTCCACCCAAGGTCGCCAAGGTCGAGGCCCTCGTCCAAAAACCCAGTAAGCCGGCTGATGTCCCACTGCGCGATCTCGCCGAGCTTATTGTCCGCCAGCGAAAGGCTCTCGGCATCTTCGTCGTCGAGGTCGAGGTATCTCACAGGGACCGTCTCGAGCCCAGCGAGCCTTGCTGCCTCCAGTCTTGTATGTCCTGCGATGACCCGTTTCGACGACTTCTGTGCTACAATCGGCGCCCCAAATCCAAACCTTTCTATGCTCTTTCTCACCTCCTGTATTGCGCTCGCGTTGATGCGTGGGTTTTTCTCCCACTTGCAAAGGTCATCAACCCTTACCCATTCTGCTGCAGGTGCTTCTTTTTTACTCGCCATCAGTCAGTGCTCCAGCCCGTCCAAGCAGATCGATGAGGACCTCCCTCTCTCTCGGGCTCAGGTCTGATATGTCCAAATTTACACTGCTGCTAGACTCAACCCTCTCTGTCGCCTCGCCAGCTATGAGACGCTCGAGCTGCACGACGTCCTTGATCGCTGAGACCGCTTCCCTAAATTTCACGACCTCTTCATCCGCGTCTATTTTTTCCTTTGCAGTTCTTGCGATTCTGATAATCTCCGCACCTGCTACAGCTCTGATCTGCTCGAGTTGTCGCAGCTGCTCTCTCGCAATCCGGTCCCGCTCATCCATGATCGCTCTATCCTCAGACATGTGCTGCTCCTCGTCCCACGCGGCGGCCCTTTTTTTCCAGAGGTACTTCGACGAGTACTGCCTAATCGTTGGATATCCGACCCCATCGTGTTCTTCAGATACCCTGGCCACGGACCTCGGAGGCCGTTGCATCAGATATGTCCTGAAGTAAGCGTAAGGCTTATCACCCTCGCCATCGATTCTCTCCCACGGAGGCATTTGTTAGAGTTTGCCACGAATTTTGTAGAAGATCAATCAACTCCTCCTAGTGGCAGTTGCTCTGGTTGCGACTCAGGCGATAGACAATGGGGCGAGAACCAGATCCGCTCCCGCTCCCGAATGACTCTTTTCATTCTACCCCTCCGTCGTCGTCGTCCATGGCACCAAGCCCCATGGCTGGCTTTTCTGCCCAAACGCTCGTCGCAGTGGGCAAGCATCAGCACGCGGCCTTTCGCGAGCCCGGACAGCGCGACGAAAACCTGCGTTCCACCGGTGCAGTCGGCATGACGACCAGCGTCGAGCGCACCACGCGGAGCTTCGCGACGACGGGGCCGGTCGCCCCGGCCCGAGCCCGCGCGTCTCGACGACCTGCCAGCTCGCCGGGGAGGCCGTAGAGGTCGAGCTTGGTCATGAGTTGTCCTCCGCGATCGCTTCGTGCGACCTGGCGTGCATCTCGCGCTTGCGTTGCTTGTATTTTCGCTGCCGCCGTGCGTTCTGCCGCCGGCGGTGTGTAACACGACAGGCTGCGCATCGCGGCGAATGCCGACTCGTGGCCGGCCGCTCCCCGCAGTCCTCGCACACAGGGACAGGGTGTCGCTCTCGCCACCACCTCCGGCGATAGGCCCTCCGGCGATCCATGCGATCCTCATCCTCGGTCATGCGCCGGTAGCTCCGGCGGCTTCTCTGGCGGGATACCTCCCTCCGTCGCAGCTCCCTGCATAGGTCACACCTCGGCGAGCGCTGCCACGACGGGATGTAGTCGCCACATTCGACGCATTCGGTCCGGCACCGCCAGTCCCTCGTCGGATCGATCACCTGGAGCCCCAACTCCATGGCCTCGTGGATGCTCACCTCGTCCCATATGTTCATGTTCACCTCACCCGTCCGGGGCGGCCATAGAGGTCGAGCTGGGTCATCGTTGCTCCCCCCACTGAATAACCAGAGCGTCTCGTATCGCGGCGAGTAGCTCGTTGATCGGAACGCAGACCCCGACTGTTGTCCAACTCCGCCCGTTGGTCCGATTCTCTGCCCGTCTCACTGAAAAGCCTGCTTCGCCCTTGCGTGCCATCGTCCCCCATCGGTGCTTGTTCAGCCCAAGCGCCCTGCGAAGGTCTAGAAACGGCAAGAGATAGCAGGTCGCCGACGGCTCAAAGGCGTAGGCCACGTAGTCGCATGCCAGATCCTTCATCGCCCATCCAGGCACTTTGCGCTCGGCATCTGACCAGACCTCCAGGAAGATGTCTCCATAGTCCTTTGACCGTACTTTTTCGTCGATCATGATGACCCGTCCCGAGCCAAGAACGACAAGTCGATCAATGCCACCTCGCTGCGCCCACCCATCCCCTCTAACCGATACGTATGTGGTCATCGTCGGAAACGCGGCGCGGTATACCAGCTCCCACCACGGAGCGTCTTCCATGGAGTGAGACCACTCGAGAGAACGGCCGAAGTCGTGGACGGTCATGCCTCGTACCCCCAGCGCGCCCACCCCTCCCGCGGCTGGCGGGCGAAGAGCTCGATCTTGTCGAGCTCGGGGTAGCACCGCTCGATCAACTCGTAGACCTTGTCCGGCTTTCGGCTGTGCTCTTGGCGTGGAGCTTCAATCACGGAATCGGGCCGGTTTCCCGCCTCTGGTACCGGCATCTTTCCCCTGGTCGCGATCAAAATGAGTTCGTGACGTCCTCGGGCATAGTACCCCATTCCGATCCGATCCTTCACCCAGACCAGGCAAGTCCGGTAAATAAACCCCCATGAGCCGACAACCTCGAACGCGTCGGCGAGCTTGGGCGCCGTCGCCCAAAGATAGAGGATGGCGTCATCGCCGGCGGGGACCTCAAGGCCCGCGATTTCCTCGATCGTCATGGTCGGGTACTGGTTCTCCACGGCCCGACTCTCGGTCCGCACATGCTCGTACCGCCACGGCGGATCAGCAAGAATCACCTGGTAGAGCTTCCCTTCTCCGGGCTGCTGGTCCGCCGTCCCCGAGGTGGTCTTGATCTCCTCGATCCTCTCCGCCCTACGGGCTTTCGCCCGCTCGGCCTGGAGCGACCGCTTTCCTGCTAGGATCTCGGCCGCAGCCTCCGGGTCTTTCTTGGCGATCTTGGCGGCTTCGACAACCACCTTGCGCGGCTCCGCCGTCCCCTGCGCCACCTGCTCGGGCAACTCCGGCGCCACCTCCTCAGCGAGCTCCTCGACGGCCTGAGCGTAGGCGCCGTCGCGTTCGAGGGTGGCGCGGGAGACACCGAGGTCGCTGGCGAGGCGTTCAGACGTGCGCGACCTCTCCTCACTTTGAGGAGAGGTTAGGTCGGTTCTCGCCCCCTGCCGCTTCGCCCGGTTGTAGATGCGGCCCCGGATCAGCGCGGCCTGGTCGGGGGTAGCTCCGGCGCCACATCTTCGGCGAGTTCCTCGACGGCATCGGCGTACTCTCCGTCCCGTGCCAAGGTTCTTGGAGACACCCCAAGGTCTTCAGCGAGACGTTCGCGCGTCCGTTCTGGTGCAGCGGTGTCACTGTGGCACCGCTGCTCGGTGTGCTGGTTGGCGCCGGTGCCACCACGCTTCCGCTTCGCCCGGTTGTAGATGCGCCCCCTGATTTCTGCGAGCTGATCCGGCGAGAGGTTGCGGCCCCCGAGCTCGGCGTAGGCGCCGTCGCGTTCGATGGTGGCGCGGGAGACACCGAGGTCGTTGGCGAGGCGTTTGGCGGTGTTACCCTGGTTCAAACCCTCACTTTGAGGGTTTGATTTCCGATCACCACCACGCTTCCGCTTCGCCCGGTTGTAGATCCGCCCCCGAATCAGCGACGGGCGTAGGTTCCGCCGTGGTCACTCGTCGTCCTCGAGCTCGCTGAGCCGCCAGGGAGTTGGCTGCTCGTGCTCGAGCTCCGGATACCAGCCGGGGCTGTCGATGTAGACGCGCCGGTCGCCTCGAGCCAGTGCGTCGCCGATGGTGAGCCACTGGTCCTCTGGCGGCGGGGGACGCATGAAATAGGCCAGATCCTGAGCAGGCCGTTACAGGGTGTTACGGTCGCGGGAGGTGTGCCGTTGGGCCAGATCGTGCCGGCACACCGACAACGTGGTTGGCTAGATCAGAGACCGTAGCGGTCGATCTTGCGGCGAGCTTCATCGATGCTCGGGGATGGGATGTTCGAAAAGTCTCGCCGCTGCTGAGGCGCCGGCCTGGGTGCGTCCGCGCCGTCGCGGCGGACACCAGTGATCCTGCCGCTGGCGACGCGGAACCTCGAGCCGTCGTCTCGAGCCTGTGGCGGAGCGTGCGGCAACTTCTCGAGGACCCTGCGAGCGTCGGCCGCGGCGATGAAGTGCCCACCGGCCTGGCGAACCTGTGTTTCGAGCGCGGAGAGCTTGCGGTAGGCGCTCTCTGTCGGAACCTGGCAAGGCCCCAGGCCGTCATCAAGATGAACGATGGAGAAGCCTCGCCATTCGCTCGGTTCCGAGGTGCAGCGGCCCCGGACATCCAACAGCGCAAAACGAAGCTGCTTGTCGTAGTAATCGGACATGTCATTCTCCTTTGTGTGTCAAATCTGACACGGTTGCGGCGGGAAGCCCGCCGGTTCGGTATCGATGCCATGCTTTGGCGAGAAGGTGTTGAAGCTGATACGTTCCGCTGCCTGGGCTGCCCATGAAGCTGAGCGATTCCGTGACCTTGCCGTCGCGGCTGGCCATGGCTTGCCGCAGCAGTTCGCGGATGTCGATGCCGGGGTTCGCTGTCTTTATCTCGTCCAGCCGCCGCCGCTCGTGCTCGGTGAGCAGGCCAAGCGCGTCGACAGGGTAGTCACGTCCCGGAACCGGCTCACCGAGATGGCGACGATAGCAGGCTCGCGAAGAGTGCTGGTTGAACCTGCCGCCAAGCTCATTCCCACATTCGCTGGCGGGAGCGTCCTGCGCCGAGGGACCCACCGCGCGATGCAGGAACATCAGCCGACACAGCTCGAAGCCGTCGAGTCGTTCAATCGGCCGCGCCAACATGCCAGCGAGCTCGGTGGCCTCGTCCTCGGTCAGCCCCGGCAGCGCGGCGCGCAGCTCGGCGACGGTCGGTGGTCGGGGGTCGTGCTGGCGTTCGGCGGCTTTTGCCTCGAGGCGTTCTACCCGTTGCATCAACTTTTTACTGTTCATCGTTCGCCTCCTCCGCTCTCAGGATCACCTCGAGCACTTCAACGCGCTCGGTGAGGTCGTCGGCATGTAGCTTCGAGAGTTGATCGAGGATCACCTTGCAGGCCTGTACCCGGGTGCTGCCGGGCTGTCCGTCGTCCTCAGCGACAGCGGCCAGCGCCTCGACAGTGGCCGCCGCCCTTGCGCTCAGCGCCCGCCTGGCGTCGTCCCACAGCTCGCGCTCGGCCTCGCGGAGGGCATTACGGAAGGTGCTGTCCTCGGAGATCCAGCGTCGGATCGTCGACTCGCCGATGCCGCTCGCCTCTGCCGCGGCCACGATCGACGGCGCCGAGAGCAGGGCCCGGATCGCCTTTCGCTGCCGGCCGTTGATCCGCTCAGATTCGCTCACCGGCGCTCGCCTCCGAGTCGGATAGGCTGGGAATGTTCCCGGCCGATTTCGACCAACGTCGCGCAAAGACCGTCCACCTCTTCGATGCGAACACGATGACCGTAACGTGCACAAAGCATTGGCTGAGCAGCCGTGCTCGCTTGGACGATTGCTTTGGTGGCCAGCTCTCTACCTTTGAGGGTGAGCTCGTCGGCGGTGTCTTTTAGATCTCTCATGTACGAGCGCTACCTTTCATGCTGTGCCAAGGGAAAGCCGTTATCGGAGCCCTTCGGCCGCGTTGTCCTCGAACAGAGTGGCCCTTCGGATGTAGCCCTGAACCGTGCCCACGTTGCGGTGGCCGGTCTGCGCCATGATGGCCGGGAGCGGCTTGCCGACCTTGGCGGCGCTGGTCACCAGTCCAGCTCGAAGGCTATGGCCGGAGACGTTCGCAGGGTCGAGCCCCACAGCGGCGGCCCGACGCTTGACGACCTTGGCGATGCTCTGCGTTCGCAGGGGGGAGATCCCCACATTGCCGTGGCGGTCGACTCGCCGGAACACCGGGCCCTCATCAATGCCCGCGGCTTCGAGCCAGCGCCGAAGAGCCTGGACGGGATGGAGCCCCTTGCCGAGCCGATGGGGGATTCCCACGTCTCGGCCCTGCCCCTCTTGGTCGGTTTTGGAGCGCCTGAGGTGGAACGCGACGCCTTCGGCCTCGAAGGATAGGTCTCTCACCTCGAGGGCCGCGAGCTCGCTTCGGCGCAGAGCTCCCCCGAAGCCGACGAGCAAGAGGGCCCGGTCGCGGAGCTCAATCATGCTATCGCCGTCGATGGCCTCGAGGGCCCTGGCCAGGTCGTCGGTCAAGAGGGGAGCCTTTCGGTTCGGTGCGACGCCGAGCTCTCGCCGAATGCCTGCCCACGTGTCCTCGAGGGCTCGACCGCTCGGAGGCGGGAGTTCTGCGGCCCGGTGAGCCCTCGCCACCGCTGCCAGCGCTTGGGCCATGGTGGCGACCGACAGGCCCTCGGAGGCGAGCTCGGTCAGCCACAACGCCACAGTCCGACCGTCAGCCGGGAGCGGGTCAAGCCCGTGGCCCTCGCACCATGACGTGAAGCCCTGCCAGTGGCGGGAGTAGGCACGCCGAGAGTTTGCCGCCAGAGCCCCCTCGGCGTGTGCCATGGCCCGCTCCGCCAGCTCTTGGAGTTCGGCAAGACTGGCCTGCTCTTTCGGGACGATTGCGTCAGCCACGGCAAAGCCACCCCATCGTTCGGCGGAATGTTCCACGGAAGCGAGCTCGCTCATCTTCGGTCGGAGCTCGCTCGAGCCATCGCCGCAAGGCATCCCAGGCCCTCTCGTCGGGCTCTGCCAGGGATTCCTCGAGGGCGATGGGGACCGCCTTGCCGTAGGGCAGGCGAGCGGCGACGGCGCAGTCATGGGCGAGCCGGTCGATGACGTCGTTCAAGATGTTCACGTTACCCCTCCCTAGAGTTCGATAACGTTGCTTATCGAACCTTAGCACAGGGGGTTGAGCACTTGCAAGAAAAAGCTAAGGTGTGCTCTTTTTTTAGATATTGAAAGCGAGCTACGTTATACTTGCGTTCAGGAGGTTGCCTCATGGACGGTGAACGGCCTATCACTCTGAAATTCCTGGACGAAATACATGATCGAGCTCAAGCGGTAGCGGACGCAATGAAGGCGAAGCCCGGAGCCCATGTCATGGGCCGCATATCCAAGGCGCTAGTTTTCCGGCTCGCCATGATGCGCGGGCTCGAATCTCTCGAGGCGGAATGCGGGACGGCCAAGGGCTCCAAGCGGCGCAAGCGGGGGGCGAAGTGACACCCCGAGCCGGAGCCCTCGGAGCCGGGGGCCGGCGAGCTCGGGCCGGCCCGACGGGGGAGCCCATGCCAGCGCCATCCAACTTCCGGGTCTATCGGCGAGAGCTGGCGCTGGAGCTGTCCCTTTCTCGACCTCGCCCCGCCGAAGGCGGAACCTATCTCGAGCCCGGCCGCCTCTACCTGAGCATCGCCCAAGGTTCGCGGGAGGGCTTCGAGTGGCGGGGAGCCCTCCGCCTCGCCCTCGCCCCCGGCGAGCTGGGCCAGATTCTCGAGGGACTCGACGGAGCCGAGGTGGCCATCGTGCATGACCCCGGCGCTGGAACCAGCACCAAGGGCCAGGTGGTCAAGGCGCTCAAGATGCGCCCTGGCGGTGAAGGCCGGATCATGCTCTCCCTCGGCGCCAAGGACCGGGGGGAGTGGCGAGCCGCTGGGACCGTGGCCCTCTCCCCCGGAGATGTCGCGGTGGTTCGCGAGCTGGTCAGGACTGCGGCGCCGGTCTTGCTGGGGTGGGCCGCGTGATGGTCCGTCGGCGGAGCTGGCTCGAAGGGGCTCGAGCGATCCCCCTCGGGGACGTGGCCGAAGCCCTCGGGCTCGAGCCGGGCCGGCCTGCCTCGGGCCGTCCAACCTACTCGTGCCCGGCCTGTGGAGCTGCAACCCGCCACAACAAGCGCAAGGACAAGCGGGGGGCCGTCGGGCTCACCGGCAACGGCTCGGGGTGGCGCTGTCACCAGTGCGAAGCCGGGGGCGATGGCCTCGACTTGGTAGCCGTCGGGCTCACCGGCCAGCGGCTCCCGGAGCTGGGCCGAGGCGACCTGGAGCTGGTCCGGGGCTGGTACGCCGACCGCTGGCCCGAGCTCGAAGGGGGAGCCCCCCGGCGAGGGGGCGGAGCTGTGAGCTCACCTGCCCCCCTGAGACGCGCTGTGAGCCCTCCCGAGCCCGAGCCCGTCTATCCGCCCCCCGGCGAGGTTGCGGCGCTCTGGGGGCGTTCTGGGCCGGTTGACGGCGACGGCGAGGTCAACGCCTATCTCGAGGGGCGAGCGCTCGAGCCCTCCGAGGTTGCCGCGGCGGACCTTGCCCGAGCCCTGCCCCCCGGCTCCCCCCTCCCGAGCTGGGCCGGGGGGGCGCGGGGGAGCTGGCTCGAAACCGGACACCGCCTGCTCTGTCCCCTGTGGAGCCCCTCGGGCGAGCTGCGATCTCTGATCGCCCGAGCTGTCGGGCCGGCGGAGCCGAAAAGCCTTGCCCCGGCGGGCTTCGCTCGAAAGGGCCTTGTGCTGGCGGACGGGCTGGCTCGCCAGGTCCTTGCCGGCGGGGGGCTCCCGAGCTGGTGGGATACTGACGTGGCGCTCCGGGTTGTGCTGGCGGAGGGTGAGCCCGACTGGCTCACATGGGCGACGGGGCCGGAAGCGCTCATGGACAGCGGACACGGGCCGGCCTGCCTCGGGCTGTTCAACGGAGCGCTCCCCCCGGAGCTGGTGGCGAAGCTCCCGAGGGGCTCCGAGGTTGTGATCGCCGAACAGAGAGACGAGCCGAAGGGCGACGGGAGCCCGACCGCGGCGGAGCGGTACACCGCCCGGATACTTGACGCGCTGGCCCCTCGACTCCGGGCCGGCGAGCTGGAAGCGAAGGTGCTGAAACCGTGACTGCAACCGATTGGAACGCTCGAGCACAAGAGGGGCGCCCCCCGTCGACTGAGGGGGCGGAGCCGGTGAAGGTGGGCTCCGAGCTGGACCCCGACCTCGACAACTGGGCCATGGGCTCCCTGTACGCGCTGGCCCAGCTCGACCGAGACAGGGAGCGGGAGCTGATCGGCTTCGCCAAGCTCCCCCCGTGGCCCGCTTGGCCCCCTTCGAACGGGACCCCCATGGCCACGGGTCACGGGCTCGGGGAAGCTCTCGAGAGCTACTTGGGGGGCGGCTTCGCCCCCGGCGAGATGTACGTCATTGGGGCGGCGAAGGCGAAGGCGGGCAAGACAGCGTTCTTGATGCAACTGGCCGAAGGGCTCGCCCTTCGCTCCGCCGCGGTAGCGCTCGGAGCCGAAGGGCTGGCCCGGCTCGGGGAGGGGCTGGCCAAGCCCGAGCAATCTGTGATCCAAGCCGCGGCGGACAACCTCGGGCTCTATGGCCCAGCACTGACTCCGGTTGTCGTTGTCTCCGAAATGCCCGCGGACGCATTGACGCGGCGCTGGCTCGCTCGCTGGACTGAAGGATCCGCCGGTTGGTTCCGAGCTGGCCGAACGGCCTTGAAGGGGGCGGGGCCGGACAAGGCGGAGGACATCAACGCCGCGTGGGAGCGAGCTCGGGGAGCCCTCGGAGCCGGCCTCATGGCCGAAGCCCGAAACGGCCACATGCTCCAGATTCCCGGAGCCGTCGCACGAGAGGGGACCGGGCCGGCCTGGAAGCTCGGGGCCTATGTCGAGCGCTGGCGAGCCCGGCTCGGGAAGCGTTACGGCCGAGAGGTTGTGCCCGTGCTCGTGATCGATCCGGCGCAACGGTTCCAGCCCGACATGGACAACGAGGTCAAGGCGCTGTCGGCGTTCGCTGCAACGATCCGGGAATGGACGACGGGGGAGACGACGGGGCAAGCCGGCGCTTGGGTAACTCTGCTCACCAGTGACGCAACGAAGCACACCGCGAAAGGTGACGCTCAAAAGGAAGGGGACGACATGGCAACGGCTGTACTCCGAGGGAGCTACCACCTGGCCCATGAGCTGTCAGGGGTGTTCGTGCTGGACCAGCCGAAGGGCTCCGCCATCAACGCCGCTCGAGCCGGAGGCAACGGGAAGGGGGCGGCGCTGGCGAGCGAAGCCGAGGGGGAGTGCAACGCCTACAGCGAAGCCCTCCGGCGGGATCGCGTCGAGCTCGAGATCACTGTTGCCTACAACCGCCATGGTCGAAACACCGGGGGCGACGAAGCCCCGGAGCCCCGCTTCGACTGGTGGCCAGCGCGTCAACGCCTTTACCCTGTCACCAATGCCGAAGCGGAAAACCGGCGGAGGGTTGGAAGGGAGCTGGCTCGAGCGGTATCGGAGTTGAGCAAGTCCACCAAGGGCAAGACGAATGCGAAGCCGGATGTTGACCCGGAGCTGGTGTGATGACCTGGGAAACAGACGATGAAAGAGCAATGGCGGAAGGGATAGCAGAGTTTCTCGTCAAAGTAGCCAATCTCGAAGGCAAACCAGAAACCTTTGAAAAGCTGACCTTCGGTGAGCTTTCTTACAGGTTAAAACGCATAGGTGAGGTTACCGCCGAATCGAGAGACAGGTCAAAACACCCTAGTTTGCGCGCCCGTCGCAACCTCTTTCTTATGCGCTGGCCCAACCCCTACAACCCTCACCATTGGGCCACGGCGCTGGCGCTCCAAGGCCAAAACGAAGCCGTCGAAGTCCAAGACAAGCTGGCCCGAGCGCTGGTTGAAGCGCTCCCCGAGCTGGTGGACTGCGTTGACCCAGAGCTGACCCATGACTCACCGGCCATACCCAGCGAAGCCGAGGGGGATCCCCCCATGCTCGCATGGGACGCTCGAGCGGCGAGCTACCTGGAAGGGCTCGGGGAATTGGGAGCGAGGTACGCCAGTGCGCTTCGAGTCAAGGCGGCGGAGCGCTGGCGAGCATACCTCGAAACCGACGACGAAGCCCCCCTTTGGAGCTGGTGGAACGGGCTCACCGAAGGCGGGGAAACGATCCGGTTCATGTTGGCGCTGGCCACGGTGCTTTGGCACGACAGGGTACGCCCCCAGCTCGAAGCCCCGACCCTGCAACCGATCACAACCGACGGCATGGCCAAGGTGCCCAAGGTTGTCGCTCCGGTGAGCTGGGCTTGGGGCGGAGGTTGCCTCGAAGCCGGAGATTGCCTCGAAGCCATCGTGCAAGACGGGGAACGCTACGGGGTGGCCCCCGAGCTGGCCCGTGACATCGCCGAAGGGGTGGCCCTACTCCCGAAGTCTCACCCCCTGATCACCGGGGGGTGGCGCAAGCGGCCTCACCAATCCTCTCTCCCCCTGGGCTTGGGGCAGGGCGAACAGCCCCTCCCCGTGGCCATGACCGAAGCCTCCGCCGGAGGGCTGCTCTCCCCCCTGGCAAGCAAGCTCATGTTGCTGGCCATGGCGGATCCGCGTGTTCTCGGGGGAGGGCTGGTCCGTGTAACCGTTGACGAGCTCGCCCGAGCCCTCTACCCCAACGCCCAAAGAATCCAGCCCCCGGCACGAAACCGCGTTGTCGAAGCGGCGGAAGAGATGGGAGGGCTCCATATCTACAACCCCGAAGCCTTGAACATGCCCCGCGTTTTCGAAGTCACGGCCAGGGTAGCCCGGCGCCCCGACGGAAGCCCGGAGCCCGACGCTCAGATCTGGCTCGGCTTCTCCAAGGCATTCGAGCGGGCATGGCCGGACTTCACCCGAGGACGATATGCTGGCGAATTTCTCGTCAACCTGACGGGAGCCCTCGGCCTCGACAACCGAAAGCCTCAATTGCTTCGGCACTACATCCGAGCTTGCGCGGCCTGGAACGCTTCCTACCTGCCAGGGACGGATGGGCGGTTCAACCCCGCGGCGCTCCCTGCCTTCAAGCCGGAGGATTGGGGAGCCATGGTCAACACCCTGTCCCCCTCGGCTGTGGAGTACCTCCAAGGCCAGACCGGAGCCCGAAAGGGTGGGACAACGGCCAGGAAGGCAACGTCCAATGCTCGTAAATTGGTCATGAACGACCTTGAATGCCTCGCCGAACAGCACGGGCTGATCAGGTTGGAACGGGCAGAGCGGGGCAAGTTCAAGCCCCTCCCGCCGGAGGGATACATCGAAGCATGGGAGCGGATACGCAAGGCCGGAAGGCGCCCCAAGGGGTGAGCTCGCGGTGAAATACCCCCCCCCACATTTGTGAAATACCCCCCCCCACATTTGTGAAATACCCCCCCCCACATTGCCCCTTGAAAAAGTGATCCTAAGCTACTGACATTGTTAGGCTTTTCGGAAATCTCCAAAAACCGACAAAACCCCCGTAGGGGGGAAACCCTACGGGGAAAGGGGTGAGCCCCCGGCTCCCTGGGGCCGCCGGGGGCTCACCCCCTTCGAGCCATGGCGAGCCGACATCGCCGGCGATGCCTTCCGTAGGGCTCCGACGGCGCCGAAGTGACACACCTCGGCTTCGCTGGTGGGAGCTGGCCGGCGCTCCCCGTCGGCGTTGCTGCCCCCCCGGCTCAGCTTCTCCCTCGGCTTGGTTGCTCCGGCGCTGTGGCCCTCCTGAGCGCCCCTCGACGGCCTGGGCGTAGGCGCCGTCGTTCTTCAGGGTGCGTGGTGAGACACCGAGGTCGTTGGCGAGGCGTTCGGCGGTTGGCCCCTTCGCTGTTCCCTCACTTTGAGGGATTTGCTCGGTGTGCTGGTTGGCGCCGGTGCCACCACGCTTCCGCTTCGCCCGGTTGTAGGTGCGCCCCCGAATCCACGCCACCTGCTCCGGCAACTCCGGCGCCACCTCCTCAGCGAGCTCCTCGACGGCCTGAGCGTAGGCGCCGTCGCGTTCGAGGGTGGCGCGGGAGACACCGAGGTCGCTGGCGAGGCGTTCAGACGTGCGCGACCTCTCCTCACTTTGAGGAGAGGTTAGGTCGGTTCTCGCCCCCTGCCGCTTCGCCCGGTTGTAGATGCGGCCCCGGATCAGCGCGGCCTGGTCGGGGGTAGCTCCGGCGCCACATCTTCGGCGAGTTCCTCGACGGCATCGGCGTACTCTCCGTCCCGTGCCAAGGTTCTTGGAGACACCCCAAGGTCTTCAGCGAGACGTTCGCGCGTCCGTTCTGGTGCAGCGGTGTCACTGTGGCACCGCTGCTCGGTGTGCTGGTTGGCGCCGGTGCCACCACGCTTCCGCTTCGCCCGGTTGTAGATGCGCCCCCTGATTTCTGCGAGCTGATCCGGCGAGAGGTTGCGGCCCCCGAGCTCGGCGTAGGCGCCGTCGCGTTCGATGGTGGCGCGGGAGACACCGAGGTCGTTGGCGAGGCGTTTGGCGGTGTTACCCTGGTTCAAACCCTCACTTTGAGGGTTTGATTTCCGATCACCACCACGCTTCCGCTTCGCCCGGTTGTAGATCCGCCCCCGAATCAGCGACGGGCGTAGGTTCCGCCGTGGTCACTCGTCGTCCTCGAGCTCGCTGAGCCGCCAGGGAGTTGGCTGCTCGTGCTCGAGCTCCGGATACCAGCCGGGGCTGTCGATGTAGACGCGCCGGTCGCCTCGAGCCAGTGCGTCGCCGATGGTGAGCCACTGGTCCTCTGGCGGCGGGGGACGCATGAAATAGGCCAGATCCTGAGCAGGCCGTTACAGGGTGTTACGGTCGCGGGAGGTGTGCCGTTGGGCCAGATCGTGCCGGCACACCGACAACGTGGTTGGCTAGATCAGAGACCGTAGCGGTCGATCTTGCGGCGAGCTTCATCGATGCTCGGGGATGGGATGTTCGAAAAGTCTCGCCGCTGCTGAGGCGCCGGCCTGGGTGCGTCCGCGCCGTCGCGGCGGACACCAGTGATCCTGCCGCTGGCGACGCGGAACCTCGAGCCGTCGTCTCGAGCCTGTGGCGGAGCGTGCGGCAACTTCTCGAGGACCCTGCGAGCGTCGGCCGCGGCGATGAAGTGCCCACCGGCCTGGCGAACCTGTGTTTCGAGCGCGGAGAGCTTGCGGTAGGCGCTCTCTGTCGGAACCTGGCAAGGCCCCAGGCCGTCATCAAGATGAACGATGGAGAAGCCTCGCCATTCGCTCGGTTCCGAGGTGCAGCGGCCCCGGACATCCAACAGCGCAAAACGAAGCTGCTTGTCGTAGTAATCGGACATGTCATTCTCCTTTGTGTGTCAAATCTGACACGGTTGCGGCGGGAAGCCCGCCGGTTCGGTATCGATGCCATGCTTTGGCGAGAAGGTGTTGAAGCTGATACGTTCCGCTGCCTGGGCTGCCCATGAAGCTGAGCGATTCCGTGACCTTGCCGTCACGGCTGGCCATGGCTTGCTGCAGCAGCACGCGGACGTCGGTGGCTGGGTTTTCTGTCGAGATTTTGGCCAAACGCTGGCGCTCACCTTCGGTGAGCAGGGAGAGCGGATCGGCAGGACAGTCGGTGCCTGGGACAGGGTCGCCAAGGTGAGCGCGATAGCAGGCCCGCGAAGTGCATTGGTTGAACGGGTGCCCGAGCTCGTCTCCACATTCGCTGGCGGGAGCGTCCTGCGCCGAGGGCCCCACCGCGCGATGCAGGAACATCAGCCGACACAGCTCGAAGCCGTCGAGTCGTTCAATCGGCCGCGCCAACATGCCAGCGAGCTCGTTGGCCTCGTCCGGGTGCAGGCCAGGCAGCTCGGCGACGGTCGGTGGTCGGGGGTCGTGCTGGCGTTCGGCGGCTTTTGCCTCGAGCGCTGCGACACGCCGTTGCAGTTTTCGTTGAGTCATTGTTCGCTTCCTTCCTTGTTCAGCGCTTCCTCGAGCCGCGCAACCCGAGCGTCCAAGTCGTCGGCCACGAGCCCGCGCGCCAACTCGAGTAGCTTCGCGGCGGCGCTGACGCGCGCACCGTCCGCCGACTGCTCGGCGGTGGCGACGGAGTGCAGTGCCTCGACGGCGTCCAGGGAATGGCGCGTCAAGCGGCGTTTGACGGCGCCCCAGAGCTCGTCCTGGCGCCGTTGTAGCTCGGCCTGGAACGGCGCTTGTTGCAGCCAGCGCCGGATAGAGCGCGCACCACAACCGGCCTGCCGAGCGGCTTCCTCTACGCTTGGCGCCGTCAAAAGCGCGTTGATTGCTCCGATCTGCTTCGCTGTGAGTCCGTCAGCCATACGTCACCTCAGGCCATATCAGGCCAGGAGTTGCCACCCTCTCGCTCGTCGCCGAGCTCCCTGGCCGCGCGAACCAGCTCGACCACCACGTCCCGATCGACGGCCGAGCAGTCGCCCAGGTAGGCCAACGCCGCTTCCTCGATCTGTCGCACCCGCTCGCGGGTGTAGCCGAGAACCGCGCCGGTTTCGGCCAAGGTGTGGCAGCCGTGCTCGATAATGGCATCGAGCGAGCACGTCACCGACAACTCGAGCGGGTTGACGTCGCGGCGATCACCACGGGAGGCTTCTGGCCAGACGTGGTACCGGCAACCGACCCAGGGGCACGGCGCGCTGCTGCCAGCGGAGCGCGGACAGCGGCGTTCGGCGATCCAGTCAATCACCGGCCACTCCGAAGTGCGACCATCGCTCGTCGGCGAGCGCTCGCTTGAGCAACAGCCGAACAACTTCAGCTCGCGACAGACTGTCGCCGGCGAGCATGTCCAAGTCGTTGATCATGTCGACGTCGAGAGCGACGACAATTTGTCGTCGCCGCTCCCACGGTTCGCCTTCGAGGATCGCGGCCGCTCTCTCTGGATCGCTCGCGGCGTGCGAGCCGGCTTCCACGATCCGTTGCCTCGCCGGAGCCTTTCCGGATGCGATGGCTTCTTCGAGCCCTGGTGCGATGTGTTTGAGCTCATCGACGGCATCGGCGAACGCACCGTCTCGTTGCAGCGTTCGCACGCTGACGCCGAAGTCTTCCGCGAGAGCGGCGAGCCAGCCGCTCACCGCTCGCCACCGTAGTGCGGCCGCCCGTCGAACGTGGACGAGCGGTGCTCGCCGCCGCCGTTGCTGCCGTTGCCGTTGTTGCGCGGAGCGAGCAACACCACGTGAGTCGGTTCGTCGTCGCTCGAGCGGTTCTTGTTTGCCATGACCAAAATCCGCATGTCACCAAGCCTTCCAGCAAGGTAGGTATCGCCTTTCTTGCTTGTCTTCTTCCACAAACTTGTCAGCTTTTGCAGTTCGCTCATGTTGTCACCTATCGGCTTTCTATCCAATCAATGAACCTGCCACCTTGCTTGTAAATAGCTGTCGCATAGTGCGCCGAACCACTCGGAGCTCGGCGTCGGCGAGAGCCACGACGCGTCCGCC